GTTGTTGCGGCGGCAAAAGCTCTTGACCGTATTCTCGGAAATACCTAACCGGGTGGCAATCGCTCCATAACCGAGCCCTTCGCAACGCAGATAGCGCACCTGCTCTTTTTGTGCGTCTGTCATGGGATCGCCTCCTTATGAAAGAAAAGAGCGGCCCCGGAGGGCCGCCCACCATGCTTACCTGTTGGGAAGTTTCAAGACCTGCCCCGCATAAATCACGTCGGAGGTCAGGCCGTTCAGTTTCTTGATCTCATTGTACCGGGTGCCGTTTCCGAGGCGCTTTTCTGCAATGGCCCACAAGCTGTCGCCCTTCTGCACCGTGTAAGTAGAAGCGGCTGCGCTGCCCGCATATACAACCTTTCCAGCCTCGTCAAAAACAGAATAACCGGGATTTTCGTCGGCACAGCGTTTTGCATTGTCCAGCACATTGAAAGCGCCCTTTTGAGAAGCGGCATCCGTCCAGCTTTTGCGCACCCGGTAAAGTGTGCCGCTGCCGGTGCTGCCAGAGGCAGAGGGATAAACCTTCTTCCCAGCTTCGTCAAAGACCGCATAGCCGGGATTCTTGTCTGCCAGCTCTTTGGCATTATCCAAAACCGCAAAGGCCCCGAGCTGGGAGGAAGCATCGCTCCAAGACTTTCTCACCCGGTAGAGGGTGCCGCTGCCTGCAGAACCTCCGGTATTGCCGGAAGAAGAACCAGCCAGCTTGGCCTTCACCGCTGCGCGGAATGTGTCCATGTTCTTCCCATGCTTCGGGAACCAGTGCATGACATCCCCGTGATTGGAGGCAATGCCCTGCGCATGGCCCTCGCTGTGGCAGATGATATTTTTCTCGGTTAGGCCGTACTGCTTGCAGAGGTAAGCGCAAAGCTCCACCGCCTCATTGTAGACCTTGTTGAAATAGGCGGAGTCCATCAGGCCATCCTCGCAAATTTCAAAAGAGATGTGGGTATTATTGCCGGAGCCCTTGGAACCGGAGCCGCAATGCCAGCCCCGGTGATCCCAAGGAAGCGTCTGGTAAGTGGCAACCGTCCCATCCGCCAGCTTGCCGATAAAAGCGTGAACGCAGACCTCCCGATCCATGGGCTGGTTCCAGTGATTGTTGTACTGGTTCTTTCCCAGCAAGCCATCATCCGGGCCGACATAGCGTTTCAGCCACGGGTTGTTGGCCCCTGTGCTATGCACCATAATGCCCTTGGGGGTAATCTTGCGGCCTGCCTTGTAGCAGGCGTTATTCGTGAAAATCAGTGTATGCAGATTCATAGCGAAACCTCCTGTTTCTTCTTCAAAGCCAACGACGCTGCCGGTGCCGTATTCATGCACCAAAGCAGCGCCGCTGTAATAAAAGGCCAGTATCTCGTTGTAAGGGACACCCTGTTTTGCGGCCCACATACAGCCCACTTGGGAAAGCCCCACGCCATGGCTGGGATTGGTGGATTTCTCTGTGCGGGCCGCCGTGTCCCACGGATCAGGCTTGTTCACATAGTAGGGATAGTCCCGGCTCCAAACCTCTCCGCTGCGTTTGCAGGTGCCGCCGTTTGAGGCCGAATAAAAGCAGTCAATGACTTCGCCGCCATAGGTAAGCACCTGCCCGGCGGTTTCCTCCACGGCCTGCCTGCTGCGGGGGCTGGACTCTGCCAGAGGGGCGCGGTATGCCTGAAAGCTGGTGGTGTCGTCCACCACCGTCCCCGCCATGGCCCGCTTGACCGCAAAGGTACGGGCGGCCACCGCCTGCGCTTTGAGCGCCTCCATGTGGGAGCTTTCATAAATCTCGGAAGGCACCACGCCGCAGAGGTATTCCTCCAAATCCAGCTCCACCGGCCCCGCGCCAAGAAGGGCGGTATTCTCGGCGCGGGTCAGTTTTACGGAGATCTTCATTCCTTATCCTCCGTGTCCTTGTCGTCCTCGGTGCGGTTGTGGAGCTGCGCCAGTACCTCTTTGAGCTTCTCCGGGATGGGCAGGCCGATGTGGCCCGCATTTTCCAGCAGGCTCACGCCTTCGTTGGAAATGTAGAAGAAAATCACCGCAGTACGCAGCGCATCACCGCTCCCGATAAGCTGCGTGTCGATCACATGGCCGATGCCGACCATGACGAAAATCAGTACCTTGCGGAAAATTCCCTTAAAGCCCACATTGCTGGAAAGGGTCTTGTCGATGATGGCGCACATCACCCCAGTAAGGTAGTCGATCACCACAAAGGCGATAAGCGCATAAAAGAAACCGTCCATCTCTCCGAAGAACCAGCCCAGCCCGCCGCCGATAGCGGCAAGCACCACCTGAATCCAATTCCATACAGTCTTCATAAAAAATCCTCCTTTTACATAGGAAACGAGCGCCCTCCATACAGCAAAGCGCCCGTTCCGGTTTTATATTTGCTTCGGCATGACCTCCCACAGCCGCATATCCTCCTGTCCTAAAGACCAGATCGCAATGCCTCGCAGGCCCCACCGGTAAGCAGCCTCGTTGGCCCAATATACCAGCGAATCCACGTCCTGATAGTAAAGAATCGAAAAGCCGTCCGCGTCGCCCAAAAACAGCCGAGCCGTCCAGACGTTTATATCCCGTGGGATCACCTTCGCCGTGTAATCATTCCCACAGGATAATTCCAGCAGGTGGGAATGAAAGAAATCATAGTCGAGGGAAATATCCTCGCTTCGGGTGGAGCCTTCGTCCACATCGCTGTTGACCGAGAAAACCTGAAATTCCTCGTCCCATGTCACACCGGAGCGGGCAATGCGTCCAAAGCTGGTGCGGTTGCCATCCGGGTACACCACATCGAAACATTCATAAGGCTCATAGGCCCAAGCATCCCCAGCCCGCAAAAGGTCACAGACAATCTCGTTGTCCGCCTGTATGCCCGCGTAGCCGGAGGTGGCGCTCACCGTGGCGGTAAAGCGCAGGGTGTAGCTGGAACCGGAGTACACCCGGACGCGGTTCCCGCGCTTGCGCATTTCGATGGTGTAAACGGTCGGGTCGCTGTGAAGCGCTGCGTCCGGGGTTTTGGAAATGCTGGTGGAGTAACTCCCCAAAAGTGTGGAGCCTTGGTATAATTCCACCCGCTGGGTATCATAGTTTAAGCAGCAGAACAGGTTTCCGAGGAATACCCCGGACCTACCTCCGCCGTTTTGCGGGAAGCCTACCCGCGCCCGGATATGCAGGTCGGAAAAGCCGTCGTATTTCCACGCCAGCTCCCCGGAGCCTTCCAGCAAGGAATAGGGCCTGCTTTCGGTGGTGTAGCTTTCCCTCCACACCGACCATTCCCCGGAGAGCGTCGTCCAATAGCTGTCCGGCAAAGGGGTATCATCCCTGAAATCCTCATACCAGACCAGCGCTGAGTCCGGTTTGCGACGGAGCATTTCACAGGTGAGCTTAAAGCCCTTGTCCGGGGTGGCCGGATCGCCATTCACGTCCAGAAACTGCCGGGGCGAAAGAGTGAAGGTCGCCTCACCGGCGGAAGGTTCCTCGGAAAAGCTGCTGCATACCCGGAAACCGTAAAACTGCACACCGGGAACGCCGCCGCTGATTACCAGTGTATGGCTGCCTGCGGAAAGGCTCTTGCCGGTAGCAAAGGAAAGCCAGCAGGTGCGCCGCCAGTACGGCCACCACAGGCGGCTCTCCGAGAAGGTCTTGGTGCTTCCGTCCACAGCCACATTTAGCGCGTTCTTATCCCAAAACGGAAAAGCAAGACGCACCGCTATGTCATAAGTGCCAGCCTGCTCAATCGTAAAGTTAAAGGTTGCTGTCGCGCCCTCACCGAGAACCGTCATGTAATCGGACACAGTGGCAAGCCCGGTGTAGGAATCCGGTGTGCCGCCGCCACGGTCAATGTGGATCGTGCCGAAGGATGTCTTTTGTTCTTTTCCGTAACAGGTCAAATACCGCCTGCGGTTGTAAACCTCCTTCTGCATAGGGGAAACCACGGAGGTCGCGTCCCAACCCTCCATGTAGTCATACACCTGTGGTAGCGCCCAAGGAACCATATCCACATCATCCCAATAGGCAATAATGGGGATCATAGGCTGGGGCGGAGCATCCCCGGTGAAGTTATAGCCGCCAGTCATCCAGAGCTTGGCGGCATAGTAAGTGTTGGAAATCCCCCGGTAGGTTTCGCCCAGGTTCTCCGGGGTGTCGTATATTTGCCAGTTCCAGCCGTAGCCTGGCAAGCCCATGAAAATCTTCCCCGGCGACATGGCCGTGACCGCGTAATCATAGATTCCCTCCAACCAGCTCCGGGGTGATACGGGGCCGGGAGCGCTGCCCGCCCACGCCATACCGTAAGACATAATGGAGGCCGTGTCGCAGTATGGGTCAAGGTCGGCATAAACGCACCAGTTTTCACCGCCCACACTGCCTTGAACACCAGTCATACCGGGCAGGCAGATATTGACGAGTTTAGCGGGATTGTAGGCTTTGACCGTCTGGTATATATCCCGGAACAGGCTGTTTGCAGCCTCCCGGTTCTCATACCCGCCACCGCGTTCCAGATCAATATCCACCCCGGCGCACCATGGGTATTTCTCCATAATACGCACCAGCTCGGTTAAAAACTTATCTTTTGCGCCGTTTGTATTATTGCGCAGGGCTGTAAAAATGCTGGCGGTGCCGTGATTCATCACCGTCAGCATCCAGTGGACATGCGGCCACTTGTTGATGTAGGTCATCATGGAAGATATGCTGGTGCCGGTTTCCGAGAGGGTGCCGGTAGCGTCTACCTCGAAGGTGAAAATTCCCACCGTATCCAGTCGGTCGCCATAGTCCCGCAGGGCCTCGTACATCCGGGCGTTCTGCATGAACGACCAGACCATGCACCGCCTTCCTTTTAGATAGTCCCGGCTCAAAACCGATCACCACCTTCCTGCATTTCCTGAAATTCAAACAGCAACCGAGCGGATTTATGCTCCTCTAATGTCACCGGATGCTTGCTGTCCCCGGCAGCCGTGTACTGAAAGAAGCCGCGCTTTTCCGTGGGGCTTCCATTGAGCAGGCATTTCCGGGAAGAAGCCAGAAGGGCCAGCTCATCCCCGGCGCTTACCGCAGCAGGGAAAGCCGCCTTGTGTGCGCCCGCGCCCAAGGCCACAGAAATGCTGCCCGCCGTCATGTCCTGCACCGGGTAGAGATAGCAGTCCAGCCCCGCCGTATCGGAGCCGAGGTTGAATAGCACTACCGTTTCCCCCGAGCGTACCACGCCGTTGTAGAAACGTGGCGGAACAATGGAGCCATCCTCCCGGTACTTTTGCAGAATCGTTTCTGTATTTATCACATAGCCTGTGAGCCTGTCGCCTTCCTGAACCATCAGGTCGGTGAAATAAATCCGGCCAGTACAATCAGAAATCATCGGCTTCACGGTAATGCTTACCACCCGCTGATCCTGCTTTGTCAAAATTGTTTCTGAAAATCGAGTAAATTCCGCCATGCCAGCCTCCTTACCCGTCCAGCGTCCACTGAATTTCGCTGGGATGGCCCACCCAGCCGGTAGCAATGGAGCCGCCCTGCACCATAATGTCGGTGAAGTACACCTTGCCGGTGCAATCCGTAATACAAAGCCGGATGGTGATGGAACGCAGCCGCCCGTACCCCTTAGGGGACAGGTCGGTGGCAGTTTGCGAAAAAGAAGCCATAGGCCGCTCCCTTCTATATTAAAAGAGGTCGATGAACCGCGTTTCCGTGGAACCGTCCTCATATTCAAAGGTTACTTCGATGCCGACCTGCCCGCTGGGGCCTTTCTGCAAATCCTCCGAGGCAATCTGCGCTGAAAAGGTATAGCTCCGGCGGCTGGCCGGGTAGACCGTCTGTGTCAGGCTTTTTGTCATTCCCAAAACGCCCTCCGCCTTGAAGGAGGCCGTACCGGAAACGCCGTTTTCCACATCTACCTCAAAGCCGGAGTTCGTCCAGTAATTCATGCCGCTGTCGGCGCGGGAATTGCGCAGGTGGTTGAAGGGAACCAAGTCCTTAACTTCCTGCCGGTCAATCACATCGGTGGAGGCCAGCACATCAGCGGCCTTATCCCATTGTGCGGAAGAATCGCCCAGCTCCCGAAGGGTAGTGGAAAGTTCCAGCACAGTTTTCCACGGCTCCTGCAAATTGTACTGGCGGCGCACCACGCGGGTTTTTACCGATAGATTGAGGTCTTTATCGTCCACCGTTACAATATCGCCCAGCGCCCATGCCTCATGCTCGTACCCGGTCAGGGCCGACAAATCCATTGCGGAGAGAACATAGGAAACACGAGGCTGTGCGTACTGTGCCAGCCGCATCTGTGTATATTCCAGCATCTGATAGGGATTGGTGAAGTTAGAGCAGTCCAACGTGGAAATACGCACTTCGCTGGTATAGGTGAAATCCTCCACATATTCTATCCCATTGTTGATGGAAGCGAACGTCATTCCATCCTTGCCGTAGGCATAGAGCCGCGTGACAAGGCTGCGCGTATCCACCACCCGCTCAATACTTTTAAGATTTTTACGGTATGCAAACAGAGCGCCGCTGTCATTCCCGCCAAAGGTCAGCAGGTGGACGAGCCGGTTCGGGCAGTCAAAAATCAGGTCGCCACCGTGGATATTCTGCGTGGCCCGCAGGATGGAAAGGGCGTTTTTCTCCGTACATTGCCATGTGCGCAGAGTGGTGACGTTGACCGTCCCCACCGACCAGCCGGTACCTTCCAGCGCGTGCCGCATCGGCGCATCCGCTGTATCCGCATTGAAGTCCACTGTTTCTTTCTCCTCGGAAAAGGACAGATCATAAAAAGCGGCCTCGGCATAAACCTGCGTTATGATCCGCCCATCCGTGTCCTTGGTATCGGTGAGGGTTCGGATGCGGTAAATATCATTGACGATTTGCACCTGCTTTTCATTGTCCAGCATGGCCCGCTTGGGATCATGGAAAGGCAGATAAAATTCCATCGTATCGGCCCCGTTGACCTCGCTGGTAACAACAATGTCAAAAGCGTTTTCCAGAACGGCTTCCCAAGCGCCGTTTGCATCCAGTACCACAGGTCGGGCGAATCCCAGCTTTTCATAGGGAGCCTTCGGTATATCGTGGAGCTGGATTTCCAGTACCTTCGGGGTAAGCGATGGATCATCTGTGGCAAGCGTTACCCGGAAACGAATATACTACCGGTTCGGGGATTGCAGCTCACCGCTGGTGCCGATAGCCTGCCATGCCGACCATTCCTCCAAATCATCCGACGTGGAGGTTTCCACCTGCTCAATGAAGGTCACGCCTGCTGTGTATTCACTATTTACCGATATCCGGCCCGAACCGGAAAGGGCGCAGGCCGCCGCTTTTGTAATAAGCTGCCCGCTGGACGGATAGGCTCCGTCCGAGATTCTAAGGGTAACGCTCCCCGGCTCGGTGAGCGCATCCACGTCACCGGACATATCTCCACCGTTGGCAAACAGGGTGGCCTTAAAATATTCCGCCAGATCCTCGGCAGTCAAAGAGGAATCCGTATCCAGAAACCAATCGTCAAAGCCGCCTGCGTAATAATAGGTGTCAGCGTGCATCCCCATAACGAGGTCAGCGGTGCAGGAACGGTTCAGTTCACCCTCAATCGTCAGCTCGTTTGAAATCCATACTGTACCGGTGCTGCGGTCGCCTACCACATAGCAGGCTTTGTATTCTTCCGGTTCGATCACAGCAGCGAGGAAATACCAGCCGTTGTTGACCAGAGAAAATGGAGGCGTTACCGACTCGTCCAAAATCAGGGAGCCGGAGGAATTATAAAGCATCAGGCGGGGCCGCCCGGAATAAAGCGAAAGGTACAGGATCGGCTGGCCCGGCCCCTGCCGGGTGTTAAAGATTGGGCAGAAGGTATTACCCACAGAATAAATGGTGGGGTTCATCCAGCCACCCACAACGATCCGTTGTCCCAGCTCGGAGAAGATGGAGCCGTTATTCACAACATGAAGATAGGTTCTCTCCGAAGTGGGGTTATTGAGATTTAAGCGAAAATAATGCCCACGCCAGCCTTCCAGCAGATTAGCTGTGGTGCCGTTCCAGTTAATAATATTAAAGTCCCGGCCATTGCCGGAAGAATCCATCAGCCGGGCATTGCCGTCCGGGCGCGCTCGCTTACAACACCACACCCCCCAGGCCGCCCACGCGGCTGGAAATTCTCCGGTGAAATCCTCCTGCGTGGTTAAAGTTGTCTTTACTGCCATTGCTTACCTCCATCGGCTCTTTGCCTGTATGTGAAGCTCGGTAAAAACGGCGCTGCCCTCAACTGCAATTTCCACTTTATTCACACCCCGGCGCAGTACCGGGAAATTCAGCTCCTCCAAACAGGGCAGGCCGTTTCGCAAGGTATTGCCTGCGCTGTCTGTCACTTTAGCTGTTACCATGCCAGTGTCAATCACCAGCACTTCTTCCGCAGCCAGCGGGCCAATCACCCGCAGGGCCTCTCCGTTGGTCGTCAGCACAAGCGCACCGGAAGAAATCGTTCCCTGCAGAGAATACACAGGCTCGGAGTCTGTGTTTCCGATTTCACGCTCCACCTCATGCTCCCCTGCTTGGGAGAGGGTAAAGGTTTCATCATCCAGCGCATATCCGTAAGGGTCAGGGCAAAGAAAACGGAGGGTAAAGGAACCGGCTGCCCGCAGGAGCCGCTCACAGTCCACTGTATCGGAGAGGCGGGCCATAAAATACCGGTCTGGCACATCGTCCAGTACAAGCTGTTTGGTGCCAGCCGTAGGGTCGAGCCATGCCGCTACCTGATCCAAAACCGCCACCATATCGGCGAAGGTTTTCTGCGGATAAACATTACAGGCCACATCAATGTAACGCTCGCCGCTGTCTGCTCCAAAGTCTGCAAGGCCCGCTTTGCCGGGGACAGTTTCCGTATTGCTCCGAAGGGAGGGAACCATCTGCCAGCCGGTAAGATGGGCCTTGATGCTCATAGATTGAGAAGTAATTCCGTTGTATTGAAAGCCCAAACGCCCACCTCCTTATGCTGTGATGATCCGGCCCTGTGCGCGGGAGCCGACCTGCATGAGATTATATAGTTCCTGAGAAATCCTGCGGATGTCGTCCTCGCTGCGGACAATCATCTGCTGTACCATAACGAGCGGGCCGCCGCCTGCTGCTGCCGTAAAGGCTGCGCCGGTCATACCGCCAGTTACGTTTGCATTTGCATTGAGCTGGTAATCCGTAGGAATTGCTGTCTGCATATCCTGCGCCAGCTTATTCATTACCCCGTCAATATCTGAGGACATTTTCTCGGCGGCAGAAACGGCCTGCTTTCCATTATCCTGAATAGAACCAGCCAGACCTTGTACCAGCATTTCACCAACCCACGCCATCTCTTTCGAGGGAGAATTGATGCCAAAGAAGCTGCAAATCCCATCCCAAATCGAGGAAATCCAGCCAGAAACTTTGTCCCAAATCCAGCCTGCAAGGCTCTGGATACCAGACCAAAGGCCCTGCACGATGTTCTTACCGACATTGACGATCTGGCCTATGGATGAGGTAAAGGCGTTTACAATCCCCGCGATAATCTGCGGCACCGCCTTCACGATTTCCACAATAATGGTAGGCAGGTTCTGGATCAGCGACACGAATAGCTGAACGCCTGCCTGTATGATCTGTGGAATACTGTTAATCAGGGCGTTCACCAGAGAGGAAATAATCTGTGGGATTGCCCCGACTATGGTAGTGATAATTGTCGGAAGGTTCTGAATGAGAGACACCAGCAGCCGTACACCTGCGTCGATAATCTGCGGGATGCTTCCGACAATAGCTGTCACCAGCCCCTCGATAATCTGTGGAATGGCCGCAACAATCGCCGTGATAATATCCGGCAAAGCCGCCACCAGTGAGGTCAAAAGCTGGATTCCGGCATCAATAATCTGCGGGATAGAGGCCACGATAAACTCCACGATGGCTACAATAACAGCCGGAAGCGCCTCAATTAAAACCGGGATAGCGTTCAAAATCCCCTGGGCCAACCCCATGACAAGCTGCAAAGCTCCCTCTAAAAGCAGAGGCAGGTTGGCAATCAGGGTCTGTACTACCGTCATAATGATCTGGACAATGGTGGGAACAAGCTGCGGCAGGGCCTCACCAATCCCAAGGGCCAACGTGGCAATCATCTGAGCGGCTGCCGCAATGAGCTGCGGGAGCAGAGCCAGCAGGCCGTTTGTCAATTCCAGAATAATGGTAACGGCTGCGCTGGCAATCTGAGGCATAGCCGTGACAATCCCGTTTGCCAGCGCCACTACAATATCCACGCCTGCGGATAACAGGGCGGGAAGGCTGGCAAGTACCGCCTGTCCGATCATGGGGACAATAGAGGACACTTTTTCCAGAAGCATTTCCACCAGACCGCTCAGGCCCTCGGCAAAGGTTTCCGCCGATCCGGCTGTCCCTTCCAGAACGCCCTGCAATCCTTCTCCCATGAGGGCCACAAAAGGAAGCATGGCGGTGAGTACATCTGCCGCCATAAATTTCAGCGTTGTCATAATCGGTTCTGCAATGGCTCCCAACTCTGCATAGGCATCGGTCAATTCCGCCTGCGCACGCTGGGCCGCCATTACATCACCATTAAGCTCCTTATAATTTTCCGCTGCTTCCGCATAAAGCCCGTTTAAGGTATCGGTAATGAGAGCCGCCCGTTCCTGCTCACTGTTACAGGAATCCAAAGAAGCCTGAAAGGCATCCTCAGAAAGCCCGGCCCAGTTCAGCGCATCCGCAAGCTGGCCGGTGATCTGTCCGGTCTTTGCTGTTTCGTTCGCAGCCTCGGTCAGCCCCTCAATGGGAAGGCTGTCACCAAAGGTAGCCCATACGCCAGCGGCAATATCTGTCCACTGTGCCAGTTCCTCCTCGGTGCTGCACAACTTGGCAAGGTGGTTGACCGCCTCAACGCTTCGATCTTCCTCGCCGAGAATGGAATAAAAAGACTTATAGGCTTCGCTGGCCTGATCGGTAGTAAAGCCCGCCGTGATAAAAGCCGCGTCCAGCTTAGCCTGATCTTCCCGGTACTCCCGTGTAGACTCTGCAAGGTCAAGAAAACTTTTCGTCAGTCCGGCAAGGGCAGCGCCCGCAGCCACAACCGCCGCACCAATAGCCACGCCCATGCCTTTGACAACGGAGCCGACCTTATCAAATTTGGACGAGGCGTTATCCGCATCCTTGGCCGCACCTTCCAGCTCGTCCCCAAAATCGTCCGCCTGATTACCGGATTGCTCCAATTCATCCCCCAGCTCGTCGATGGCACGCTCGTTTTGTGCAAGCTCCCGCTCCATATCATTGAGGGCGGCCTGCGCATTATTGAGCTGGGTCTGCCACTGCTTTGTGCGCCGGTCATTTTCCCCGAAGGAGTTTGTGGCGTTTTCCAGTGCCTGCTGCAAGGTGCTGATTTTCTGGCGCTGGGTATCAATCTCTTGATTGAGGACGCGGTTCCGGGCGGAAAGGGCCTCCACGGATTTATCCTGCTTGTCAAACTGAGAGGCCACGAGGTTCATTTCCGAGCCAAGCACCTTAAAAGTCTGGTTGATTTCCGCTAAAGCCTTCTTAAATTCTTTTTCGCCTTCAACACCGATTTTCAGCCCAAAATTGTCCGCCACGGATACCACCTCCTTCCTCCGGCGAGGGCAGTCTTAAATTCCAGCCGGGATAATATCGTCAATGAACAGTTCCCGCTTGGGCTTGCTGATCCCGGTAAACTGCTTGTGGCACTCCCACAAGTCCAGCAAATACCCGAAAGGCATCAGCCACGCTTCCTCCTCGGAGCGCCGCAGGGGAACCGTCGCATAATAAATCAGCCGGGTAAACAACTCCTCGTCGCTTACCCGACCGGCACGTTTTTTGGATCGGCCTCGCTTTCGATGTTCCGCTTCGTACCCCGGAACATGGCTTCCATGATTGCATCCTTATAGGTTGCCAGCTCCAAAGGCGAAGTCAGAAGTTCGACCTCCTCCTCAGTGAGCAGGGGCTTCGGATCATCCTTGTGGCGCAGGTTATAAATTAAAACGCTCTGGTTTGCCATGAGGGCAATCAGCCAGATGATCTCGTCCAGCGCCATTTCAAAATTTTCCGATTTCATCAGCTTGGTGCCGAGATTTTCCAGCCCGCCGTATCTCTTGGCAATCTCCTTGGTGGCTCTGGTCGTCAGCAGCAGCTCATAGGTTTCTCCGCCGATCTGAATAGCGGCGGCGCGTTCATTTTGCTCCATCATGCAACATCCTCCGTATAATCAGGCTCGTAAACCTCGGTGTACCAGCCACTGATAACAGAAGCCTCCACCGCAGTATCATCCTCGTTGACCTCGGCCTTCCAAGGATGCTCGTTCTTTCCGTCCAGCTTATTGCGGCGCATGACCGTCCCCTCAATCGTCGGGGTGGAAAATTCGATGCTGTCGCCCTTGGTCGTCAGGTTGGTGGAAGGCACCGCAAACTTCACCCGATAAAGCCAGAAATAGCGGTAAGTGCCGTTTGCCTTGCGGGCGCGAAAACCCACCGCCACCGGTGCGCCATCATTTTCGCTGGCAGAAATCAAAACGCCGTTTGCGTCAATCTTGGCCCCGGTAAGGGCCTCGGCAGCGGCCACGCCAATATCATCCACCCCGAGGGAAAGGGTGCCGCTCTTAAATTCCTTTACAATCTCCGCCGCGCCATCGTCGGCATACAGCGTGGCTTCATTCAACTCGATGGAAAGCTCCGCTGTCATTGCCTTGGCCAGCATAACAGGGGTGCCGTATTCTTCGTCGCCGTTTTCATCCTCGGTGATCGGGGCGTAAAACAGCTTGTCAAGACCAATCGTCGCCATGTATTCAATCCTCCATTCCGTAATGTTTCGCCACATCTATGGCGTAATGGTGAAAGCCGGTGTCGTCCTCATGGCCGATATACCGGCGATCCGTGATAACAAAATCCGCACCCAGCAGGGCGCGGATCATCGCTTTTTTTTGTTTGGTGTAGTTTCCCTTGTTGAAATAGGACAGTCGGGCCTCCTGTATGTCATAGAGCGGAGTATTATCCGCATGGAGGCCGAAGCTGTCCCCAAGGGGTGTAATCACCAGATATTCGTCCGGCGGGGTATCGCTGAAAATGCCGGTTTCTATGGGAATCCCCAATGGGAGCAGGCAGGTGTTCAAATCTTCCAACAGGCTCAAATTTTCTCCACCTCCTGCTCAAATGTCCGCTTCATCGCCTCAATGCAAGGGGCGCGGGAAGCGGTGCGGGCAGGCTTTAAGAAAGGCTTTGCAGGCTGGCCGCTCTTGCCATATTCCAGCACGTTGGCGATCATGGCGTTGCTGCGGCCATCCGAGCGCGGTTCGGCAAAACCTACCTTCACGTTATAATTGCCCTCCCGGTCAATCTTGGCCGGGGAAACACCGAGAGCCGACACCAGCTCGCCGGTAGAGCGGGACTCCTCTTTGGTATCGCGGCCAATGACCGCCTGCAAGTTTCCGCGTACCTTTTCCAGAACGACCTCACCGCCAGCTTCCAGCACTTTTGGAAGGATCTCGTCGGTTTTATCTCCCAGCCGGGAGAGCTTTAGGAGGAAATCCTCCGGCATTTTTATCTGTACCTTAGCCATTTGCCGCCACCACCTTTTTCGCTAAAATCTCCACATACATCCCGCGCCCCTTTACATCCTCCACACTGGTAATGTCATATCGGCAGCCTTCGCAGATCAGGAACAGCTTGGTAGAAACCTCCACTCCGGGGATGGCCCGGAAGCGGAACAGGTCGGTGGCCTCCGAAAAGGCCGCCCGGTTGGCCCACCGCTCGCTGCCATGGCGGGCTTCGTGGTAGGCGCGAACCTCCGCCAGCACTTTATCCTGCTGCGTGGCAAATCCTTCTGCATCCTTTACCGCCTCGGGGGAAAGGAGCTGCACTGGGGTGCGCATCTGTTCGTCTG